ATGAAATGTTACATAAAAGACCCAGGAGGTTCAAAGGTAATTTCTGATCCAGGTGGCGGATGGCGAAAAGAACCAGGAGGCTTGAGGAAATGAAAAGAGATAACTTTGACCCAGGTGGTTTAGGCGGCAATCAATTGAAGTATGATCCGAATCCGGGGGGAGGATACACTAAAGACCCAGGTGGTGGAATGGGTATGTATGATCCTGGTGCAGGCGGAGGATACATGAAAGACCCAGGAACGGGAATATAAAAAAGAGAGCGTTATGCTCTCTTTTTTTGTTGATAAAAATTTGTTAATTTTTACCGTTGCGATTGGAAATGTTTTCTACTACAATCGACTCATAACAATTCTTTTTTCTCGTTTAAGAATTGCGTGTAAAACTTGAGTTGTTTACAGAACTGTTCTCGTTGGGATTCATCCAGGCCTGCGAAAACCGTTTGAATTTCATCGAGAACATTTTCTAACTGTTTTTCATTTGTAGTGAATTTTCGTCCCATTAGCGTATCGATAGATACATTAAAGAATGAAGCGATACGGTCTAATGATTCCAGGTCAGGTTCATTAAAGTTCGTTTCTAGATTACTAATTTGACTTCTACTTAATTGAACTTTATTACCTAAATCGGCTTGTGTTAAAGAACGTGCATTTCTAAACTTTTTTAAATTTTCTCCAAATGTATTCATGTCTTTATTATAAATAAGGCATTATTTTTAGACTATATATACCAAATAATTTGGCGTAAATAACGTTTGTGATTAATTATTTGGATTTTGTTTAAAAACAAACTGGAACAAGTGTTCTGTTAGTGGTAAAATATTCTTAGTGAAAAAATGGACTTTTCGAAAAAAACTTTCTCAACATGATTTGACTATAAACGGAATGAAGATTCTTAATCTTGTGATAAACTGATTTTAAAGAAAAAAATAAGAACAAAAAAGACCCATAGCGCAGCAAAAGTAGTGTGCAGCCACTCTTATGCTGTTCCCCTAATATGGTAGGGAAAACGCTTGCCATGAGTCAGCACAAGTATAACATATTACATTTAAAAAAACTTAGATGGTATAGTTTTTCTATTGAGAAAATTCAGGGAAGGTGTCTCGCGTTCAAAGGGGGCTTCATTATGAATAAAGTAGCTAGTTTAGGCGGCATTGTTTCGGGTGATGAATTAAATTCAGTAAAGCTTTCAAAAATAACAAACTTATCACAATCAAATTTATGGAAGACACTGAATGGAAAGGTGCCTATGACTTTTGCAAAATTAGTTAAGATATTAAGTGGACTTGATTCTGAATCACAGAAAATGGAAGTAATTCATGAATTTTTAAAGTATACAGATAAAGAAGCAGATATAAGAATTGCAATGTATTATTTATATCTTTCAGGCTATACAGAATTACTTCATGTTCTTGTTGAGAAAGAATATAGACAATCAGTAACTAATAATTACAAAGATATATTCCGTGTCTGTTTAGATAGACAAACGCATTTATTAAGATCAGGAGCATTTCTTAAAGAGATTGAAAAATTACGCACAAAGATAAATTTAAATAAGACAGGTGTGAATATACTTGTAAACACGTTAAGTGTATATGGTTACTTTGATTTAGGTGCATATAATGTTTTAACGGTGTTACAAGGAATGATACAAGAAAAAATTAATGAAATGCCTAAAGGTCTGGAAAAGACATTAAACGAAGCAGAATTAAATATAATCTGTGCATATGCAAAATTAATGCAAGACGAAGTAACAGTGGCTAGAGAATTATTGCAAAATGTATTAGAAAAACAAGAGATTCCGTGTTTATTGAAAGCTACAGCACTTAGCATATTTGCTGAAAGTTATATTTTCAGCGAGCCTAATAAAGCAATGTATTTTTTTGAACTCTCGCTTTCAGAATTAAGAAAGATAAAGAATAACAAATCATTACTAAAAAGAAAATTAGTGGAAAATACAGCCGCATTCTGTTGTATTATTCATAATATTCCTGTAAAATTAGAATATATACATGATGATGCTGAAATTGCGTTACAGTGTATTCGTCAAAATAAGAACAGTGAAGCTTGCGAAATATTAAGTAAAATCAGTAATCGCACTGCAACTCAAGATTTTTATTTATCGATTGCAACGAAGGATGAAGAATTGCGAAGAAAAGCATATCATCGGTTCTTGAAGGACGGAAACTTATTCTACATAAAAATTTTTGATATCTTAAAGTGAGGGACAGTGAGAATGAAAAAAACAATTGCTAGTGTAGTTATTGCGTGTACGCTCGCATTATCAGTGTTATCGATTAGTTCGGTACCAACTAAAGATAATCAAGCCGCAGGAAAAGTAAAAGAAGTACAACTAATGAAAATGGATCCAGGTACTTTAGGATAATAAATAAATTAAAATGCCATTGCATCTTAGGATGCGATGGCATTTCGTACGTTTAAGGGGTTATTCATTTTCTGTATTTTGGTATTTTTGAATAATTAATGGTGATGGGGGAAGGGCTAAATGGGGAATCTAATAAAAGAAAAAAACGATATGATTATAATTGAAAGTAAAATAGAGGCAGCATTAGAAAAAATATATACAGGTGATAAAGAAATGATGAAAAAAATTGAGAAAATAAAAAAAGCGATGGTTAGCAAATAAGCTATCTATCGCTTTTTCCTTATAGTTCATCCTTAATCATAGCTATTATTTCTTCACGCTTTTTAGGATCGAGTTCATTAATTTGTAGCATTATTTCTTTAAGTTCATCTTTTAATTCTCTTGAATCATTTGAGTTTAAACTTTTATGTTCAGAAATTCCCATGATGTAATCCGCTGAAACACCTGATAAACGGGACATCTTTTCAACTGTCTCTCTTGATGGATTTCTTCGACCATTTTCGTATAAAGAAATCATAGTCTTTTTTGCATCTAGAGCTTCTGCAAATTCACGTTGGCTCATCTTGAGAAGCTCTACTCGTATTTCCTTAATTCTAACGCCAATTACATTTTCACTCATCTTTATAATTCCTCCCCTAAAATCCATCAACTATAGTTTATGAACCCTCTATATAGAATGTATCAAAAAGGTTTGCTACAAGACAACTTATTTTTTTGAATAAAAGGGTTGCTTGAAGCAAACCCTTAGTATATAATCAAATTAACCAAACAAGATGAAGGTGATAAAACATGATGATACTTGATACTGACAAAGTTAAAACCTTAAGGACACAGCTGGGATATAGTCAAAGTGATGTTGCTGAAAATATCGGTTATCGAAACAAATCAATTTACTGCAACTTGGAGTTAGGGAACAGACAACCAAGCATTACCAAATTAGTTAAGCTAGCCAAATTTTTAAATGTAACTACAGAAGAAATTTTGAAGGAGTCAGTATAAGGCGACTTATTTTTTTACCCTTAGGTTTGCTTGAAGCAAACCGATGAGCATTGTTACTTACCATGTAGTATCCCGATTAATTAAACCAATATGCACTAAATATAAAGGAGTGAAAAGCATGTACCAAATAAAGCAATTACCATTCTCAATGAAGGCGGAGGATGTACAAGAATTTTTAAACATTTCTAGATCGTCTGCATATGCACTTATGAAGAGAAAAGATTTTCCCACAATCGTAATCGGAAAAAGCAAACGTGTTAAAGCGGAAGATTTTCTTAAATGGGTAGAAGCACAAAGGGTGGGAGCAAATGCTAGTTAAAATTAAATTTCGGATTTTCGGTAACATTATCGCTTGATAAATAAGGAGGTGATTAAGTGGAAGACACAACATCGTTAGCTTTATTCGCAATGTTAATCGCGTGCGGTTCATGGTTGTTTTACATAACTTATGAACCAATAAAACAATGGGCTTGGAGTGATGTAGAAGAAAATAAAAAGACCCATGACAGTGGGTCCCTTTGAAAAAACACTTGTTATAAGTATATCACGGAAAGTAGGGAAGTAGTACATGGATTTAGTTGAATATCAAGTGCTATTACCTAATAAGTTTTGGGACTTAGCAGAGAGCAAGGATGAATTAAAGAAGATGCTTGAACAGTATTTCAGTGTTGCTTATCCGCACTACAAAATAAAGAGAATTATTCGAAATGGCAAATCGAACATAGCGATTTGTGAAAGGAAGTGGCTGGTTTGAACAACGTAGTTTTACAAATAGGACAGATGAACTTCCGTGGAAATGTCATAGACCATGGTTGGTTTAAAACACTCACATTAGATAATGGAAAACCAAATATGGTCGCGATCTCCATATTAGGAGAAGTTGTTTATTGGTACAAACCCACAGAAGTAAGAGATGAGCATTCTAATAATGTGAGATATAAACAAAAGTTCAAAGCGGATACGCTTCAAAAAAGTTATCAGCAATTTGCAGATTCATTTGGTTTTACAAAAAGACAAGTAAAAGATGCATGTGATTACTTGAAGGGGAGAGGGCTAGTTCATATTGAGTTTCGTACTGTATTTGTAAACGGAACTAGATGTAACAATGTAATGTTCATAGAACCCGTTCCTGAAGAAATACAAAAAATATCAATTTTATATTGGGAGAACGGCACCCCTCCTACATTAGAACGTAAGAGGGTATTACAACAAAATGTACCACCCTCTTACTATAAAACGGAAGAGCCTCCTACATTTAAACGTAAGACAAATACAGAGATTACTACAAAGAATACTACAGAGAATGTAAGTAGTAGTAGCATCTTCTCTTTCTATGAAAATAACTTCGGTATTTTAAATTCATTCATAGCTGAAAATATTTCGCAATGGATAAACGATACGAATGAAGAACTTGTACAAGCAGCTATGGAACGTGCATTGAAGCAACAGAAGAAATGGAATTATGCTGAGGGCATTTTAAAACAGTGGATTAACAATAACGTGAAAACTTTAAAAGATGTTGATGCTTTAGAAACGGAATATCAACGAAATAAAGGAGTGAAAAAACGTGTCGGAATCAATCGGAAGAGTGATGACTCGGATAGTGAATACATCGGCTTGTAATGAAGAAACAGAAGGGTATACATGTGAACACTGTAATAAATATATCGCTGCAATCACTGTAGAAGTTCCGCAGTTACGTATTAAAAATAAATTACTTCCTACATGTGAGTGTGTTGTAGAACGTGAAGAAGCAAAAATACGTGAAGCTCAAAATTTTGCTAAGAAACGAGAAATAGAAAAGTTATTCAGCATCAGTAATTTAGGAGAAAGATTCTCCAAAAGTACATTCGAATCGTTTCTAGATAGAAATGGATCGGAGACAGCTTATAAAGTTGCAGTGAAATATGTGAAGGCGTTTAAAGAATGGAACGGAGAATCATTAATGCTTTGGGGAGAACCTGGTAATGGTAAAACACATCTAGCAGCCGCGATTGTAAATGAACTTTCTAAAAAAGGATACATCGTAGTATTTCAAAGTGTTCCAGAATTATTACAACGTATTCGTAGTACGTTCAATAGTGAAAATAAGGAAAATGAAACACAAATCATGCGAGCTCTTTTAGAATGCGACTTACTTATATTAGATGATATTGGAGCGGAAAAAACTACGGAATGGGTAGAAGAAAAATTGTTCAATATTATTGATGGCCGATATAGAAAAGAACTTCCTACTTTATATACGAGTAATTTAGAACCAAAAGAGTTGAAAAACCAAGTTGGAAAACGTTCATATGACCGAATGGTTGAAACAAGTCTAACTGTAAAAAATGAAGCCGCTAGTTATAGAAGAGAGATAGCGAAGCAACGTTTACAAAGATTTATAGAAGCATAAAAGGAGGAATAAGCATGTGTGAATTATGCCGTAATACAGGAATTATTCGTAAAGAAATTTATCCAGGTGTAGGTCTAACGGAAGGGTGTAATTGTGAAGTAGCAAAGCAACAGCAACAAGAAAACGATAAGCGCTGGGAAGCATGGTTAATAAAATTCGAGTCAATGAAACAAGAGTTACAACGTAATAAACAACAAAAAGTAAGTTAACAAGGGGGAGCAAGTTATGAAAAACACAGGTGTTGCAAGAAAAGTGGACGAGCTAGGGCGTGTAGTAATTCCGGTTGAGTTACGTAGAACTTTGGGGATTGCTGAAGGTACAGCATTAGACTTTCATGTTGATGGGGAAAACATCGTGTTAAGAAAACATGAAAAATCATGCTTTGTAACGGGTGAAGTTTCCGAATCTAACATGGAGTTGCTAGATGGCCGAATGTTTTTGAGCAAGGAAGGGGCAAATGAATTACTGCACCTTCTTGAAAAGAGCGTGAAGGCACATGCCTAAGCAGTTAAATATTTTCGATGTAGAGCCAGCGATTTGCGAGTTCGATGTAATGAAAGCAAATGTAAAGAAAGGAACTGGACGCGTTACATATGCAGATGTACGTGTCCAAGTTCCAAGAAATGCAAAGGGCACGGATGAATTACCACGCACAACTAAACAAGATGATCGTTATGACATCTTTGAACAATATACAATGGCAATTTGGAGATTTCAAAGAGCTGTAGATAAGCTTTTCAACTGGGATACAGCGGAAGAATTGTGTAAGGCAGCAAGGGATAAAAAAGAAGCAATTCCAGTACGGATTTATTTAGGAAGTGGATTTAAACCTGATGTTGTCGAGTACATGCGGTAGTAAAAGGGAGATGGACATATGAAAAAAGAGATTGATGTTACAAATAATAAACTTCTTGTGGTAAAGAATGGTGAAGTCCTTTCATTTAATCCGCCAGAAAGCGGTTTTGGTGAGCAAATTGTAATTTGGGTTAACGGCAAGGTTGGGCATGTCAAAACTACTTCTAATGAAAAAATTGATTAATTAGCTTTTAAAAGGAGTGTATGAAATGTCGGCTTTTAAAGTTCATGTTGCTTTAGAAGAAGTTGATTTCTTATGGGATCAAAGAGAGGTATTCCAATTTCGGGAACTTTGGAATAGTAACTGTACTCTTTTAGAGATTTCCAAAAGGTTTAAAAGAAAGCAAATAGAAGTAGCAGCACTTATTGTAGATCAAGTTGATAAGTTTAAAATCCATAATCGGAAAATGGGTTTAGGAGAAATTGGCGACAAGAGTATTCGGAATAAAAAGAAAGAAGAAATACCGCCATACGTCTATATTGCTTTAGAAGAAGTAGATTTTATATGGAATGAAGACGATATAGAACATTTTAAGGATTTATGGAAAAAAAGATTCAGTATTGAGGATATAGCTAACAGATTGGGAAGGCATCAAATTGAATTAGCAACATTAATACTGGATCAGTTTGGTTTAGAATACATGCTTAATTGTTTACTAGAAACGGAAAATAGAGTTGCTTAATTAAATCGGTGAGGGAGCGAATGAAAATGAACTTAACTAAAATATTCGGAATGCAAAAGGTATTAGACGTAAGAATCGTCAAGGAACATGGATTGGAAGGTCAAAATTTATTTTACAATATGATCCTTGCTTTACAGGTTGAAATTGGAGAGCTTGCAAATGAAACAAGATGCTTTAAACATTGGAGTAATAAAGGTCCTAGTGAAAAAGAAGTTATTTTAATGGAGTATGTAGATGGATTTCATTTTATAGCTTCATTAGGGAACGGCATCGGATTTAATCCTAATGAATATAGCCTGAAATTATTAGAACATAATGCAAACGTTTATACCGCAAGTACGTTAGTCAATCAATTTAACAATGTATATGAAGCTGTATCGGAATTTCGTGCAACTCAAGACATGGAGCTTTATGAAGAATTATTGTACTCATTCTTAGGTTTAGGTAAGAAATTAGGGTTCACGTTTGAAGAAATTGAGCAAGGCTATTACAAAAAGAATGAAGTGAACCACCAACGCCAGGATAACGGATATTAAGACCAAATTTGAATTTTATAAGAAAGCAAGGTGACGAATATGAAGACATGCGATTTTTGTGGGTTTGCAGAAGCTACTACAACTATTGAAATTGAAGACATTAGTTGGGAAGTTTGTGAAATGTGTGAAGCGTTAGAAGAAAACTAAACAAAAGCGTTATTTTAACCGAAAAGGGGAATGAAAATGTACGTGGATAATTTTGAGTATGAGCTAAATGTAAATGAAAATGGAGAGATTCTCCTTTGGTTCAAAATTAATGGGGAACGACATTCTATTGGTCTTACAGAAAGAGATGCTAAAGCGTTTGTGCATCTTTTCAGAATGAACAATATGATTAAGTGAGTTTTTTTAACAAAATAGTTATTTGGTAGAAAGGGAGAAAATATGGAACCTTCAATAGAATCAATTAAGGCTAAATGTGATGAAGCTGTTGAAAATGCATTTACTAGTAACCCTTTAGTGATGTTAGAAGCAGATACAATTTATTGGTTAATTGAAAAAGCACAAGAAAAGGAGAACGAAAGATGAAATTTTGGGCACTAGCTTATCAATATGAAGAAGATGTATTTTACGATTTCGTAAAAGAAGAGGACGCAATGGATTTAAGTGAAGCTTGTTTCTTGCCTACAAAAGAGGTAGCCAAGGACTTTATTAGTCAGCAGTTAGATGATGACTATGTGCCAGTAGAAATTGAATTAGAAACATTACAGAAGAATGGTATTTGGTCTTGGTCACGCGGAAGAGTTGAGCGTTGGGACGAGGAGTAAAACTAAACAAAATTCTTATTTTGGAGAAAGGAGGGAAACGATGGTAAATCTAAAAGTACGTGATTTTTACCAAAGGGAAAACTATGAGAATATCGGGTATTTTCTACTTGGGATGTTTATGTGTACGTTCGTTTTACTTCCTATAGGATTCGCTATTAAATTGTTCGATAAGATAACTGGAAATTAAAACAAGAACGCTATTTTATTAGAAAAGGAGAATGAATGATGAAATACGTTGAAGAGTTAGAAACAAGTGGTTGGAATATTGCTGTAGGGGACGTTTTTAGTAATGGTATTGAGGAATTTCATTTAAAAGTTACTCAAATTGAAATTGAAGATGAAGAAAGCGATCCAGATAATGCAAAAGTATATTACTTACCGGTTGCCCCTAATGATCATAACAAAGCTGTAGAAAGCTTAGATGATGCGTGGCATAGAGCTTGGTATATAAACGAATGCTGGTATAAGTAATTTGTTATAAAAATTTCATTTTGTTGAAAAGTAGGTGGCATAAGTGGAGTATATGGTCATATTTTTATTAGGTTGGATTATCGGTCTAGTAACAGGATTGGTAGAAAGAGTGAATAGCAAAATAAAGGAGAATGAGAAACGAAAAGATATTATCAAAGCTCATTACCATGAATACAGTGAACTAGCAAAAGAACGGCAAAAGCTACATGAAGAAAATGAGTTTTTAAAAGATGATATTCAGGTAATGGACAAGCGTATTGAGGGACTTGAAAGAGAGTTGTACGAATTAAAAGCAGCTAGCAAAAGCTAACTGCTCCAATCAGGGATGTATCTCTAGATGTAATTATAGTATGAACGGAATATTGAGTTTTATTCAGGGGAGGAAGAGGAAAATGATCAAAGGCGAATTAGTTTTACATCAAAAAGAAGATGGCAGTGTTCAGTATAGAGATGATTTAAGTTTTATGTGGTGTGCTTGTGGCAAACCGGCAAACAATCACTTTCCAGAGGAAGAAGGGCATTGGGAATTTCAGTGTGAGAAATGCGCTCATGGCAAGGAATAAATGATTTTGATTATAGTCTACTCGGTTTTATGGTCAATGGGTTTAATGGTGTTCAGCGCAAGCGCAACAATATTTGCTTGCGTTGAAACATCACGGAGAGTGGCTTGGTGGTCAATAGGTAGTTTCATAGTACTAGCCTTATCAAGTTATGGGATAGTACGGATGATTATAGAAGTCGGGGGAGGCAAGTAACAAATGAGTGAGAAAATAATTACTATTAATATTCCGCCAGTTGAAAAGTGGACGTTAAGAGATCTTAAATCAGTTTGTCGACATCATAAAATAAAGGGTTATGCAAAAATGAGTCGCGATCAACTAATAGTACATGTAAGAAAAATACTTGGACATACAGAAAACTGAACAAAATAATCCTTTTAATAGAAAGTGAGGTTAGGAGAATGGCTACTTTAAAGAAAAGGAAAACAAGAAAAGCTATTGCTCGTCGTACGAAGGCGGTTAATAAATATAGGGTTGAAAAAGCTTGGAGAAACATCTTTGTACAAGCTGGTATTTTAAAGTAAAAACAAACAGAATATAGTCCGGCTAGAAAACTAGAGGACACCAATTTTTAGAGCAGTGATAAAGCTGTTTTAAGAAATGGTGTCCTCTTTATCTTTGAAAGGGGATATGGGGAATGAAGGTATTAAAAGATCAATTACGTGAATGGAAAAAGCAATCGAATCAATCGAAAAAGAAAAATAAGAAAAAACGAAAAGAGAAATTTAGCACTCGTGAAATTGAGAATTTGATGGGAATGCATAGACCTTGTTATGAGCGGAGACGTGGATCTATAAGACAAAAATAATTTAAAAATAAAAAGGAGTGGTCTTACATGACTAAACAATTATCTTTCTTACCAAAAATCGATAGAACGGCAACACAAGAGGAATTAGAAGGCGTGTTGGAAAGTGTACGTATACATAGACAATTCGGGATGATGCGTAAAGAAATGAAGGTCACTCCTTCTTATGAAATACGTGAGCACGGTCCTACACATGCAGTTGGTAAACCGTTAGAAGATGTTGCTATAGCAAATATCCAACAAAGTAAACGAGAAGAATGGCTTGAAAGAATGTCATTACGTATTGATCAATTTCTAAATCGACTAGGAAACGGACGTGCTGGAATTATCCAAAGGGATATTATTTATAAACGTTATTTAGAAGAAGAGGATGTATGTGATTACATGGTTTATAACGAAATTGGAATGTCAGAGCGTACTTATAGACGTTGGAAGTCTAAAGCATTTTATAAGCTCGCCTTTGCACTTGGATTAGAAGTTTACGAGACAGAAGAGACTGGAGGTAATGAATAGTGAATTTTGTTCAGCCAATACGTGATCCAGAAGAAATACAGCAGCTAAAAGAGTATTTTAAGGAAAAGAGCTTACGTAATTACATTCTCTTCATTATGGGTATTAATACAGGTCTTAGAATATCAGATATTTTGAAATTAAAAGTAGGGGATGTCAAAGGCACTCATATCTCTATGAGAGAAAAGAAAACTGGAAAACAGAAAAGAATACAAATTACTGCAGCACTGAAAAGAGAACTTAAATGGTTTATTGAAGAAAGAGAAGACAATGAGTATCTATTGCAAAGTAGACAAGGAAAGAATCGTCCCATTGGTCGTAGCATGGCATATAAGATATTAAGTATAGCCGCAGCAGAGTTCGGTTTAGATGAAATAGGAACACATACGCTAAGAAAGACGTACGGGTACCATATGTACATGCAAACGAAAAACATAGCATTACTCATGGAGATATTCAATCATTCGTCAGAGAAGGTCACATTACGTTATATAGGTGTAAACCAAGATGCAATGGATAAAGCAATGACTAGGTTTAAAATCTAATCATTGCTTTTTTCTTTTTAAATCTATACAGTTACTCATAAATTTCGTACTGTGTAACTCAAAAGAGAAAGTGAAATGAAATCAACGATAGCAAGGGATTCAGAGATAGGATCAGTTACACACAATACAAGATATGGGTAAGTGAAAGTATGCTAATTAGTTGATGTATAGTACTATTAAATGCGAGTGAAATTGAAGGGGTGGATTTAATAAATGGATTGGTCATGGATAGGGGATAGTTTAAATTGGGTAGCAAGTAATATAGTAGGGGCTATAGCAGGAGCAGGAATTGCGGGACATTTTATAAAGAAAAAAATTGATCATCAATTTAATAAGGAACTAGCTAAATATAATTCAGATTTAAATAAAGAATTAAGTAAAGAACTAGCAAAATATAATATAGGGTTAAGTGAGAAATTAGAAAATATAAAATCTGAATTACAAATAAAAAATAGCAAGGAACAAATTAAATACAATGAACTACATAAAGATAGGCACCAAGTAATAAAAGAAATGAACGCTAAAATAATTAAACTTGATTCAAGCATTCAAAAATTAATGTTAAGAGGAGAACTAAATGAATCGTTATCAAAACAAGAGGCATGGAATAGATTTGTTGAAATAAGAAAAGTATTGGACGACTTTCATCAATATGGACAAGATGCTCAAATATTATTCTCTATGCAAACTAATTATATGATCCTTGAACTACAAGTAACTGCCCAGTTAGTTCTTTATGATATGGATAGATATTATCAAGATGAAAATAAAGAGGTTAGAGAAAATTTAGAAGGAAATATAAAACAGCAATTTAAAGATGATAAACATCGAGTTTTATCAGAATTAAGAAGGTTGTTAGGAGTGACTGTGGAGTCGTAAAAATATTTTTTTATGGCAGAGTCGTGACCGCTTTTTGGCAGGAAATGTGCCGGTTGTTTTGGAAATATCATGTTATATTTGTATTGTGAGAAGTGGCGGAAAAACACAACTCACTATGTTGTTTCTAAAATTCTAAACGGTTCGTAATGACGGCGCATAAAATCCGAAACCAGCAGATGGTAATGATTGAATGATACCGTTATTAAGGAGAGCTTTTGCTCTTCTTTGAGCTAACAACATCCTAGGTAGATGGAATGAGGGAAACCTGATAAGTTTGCCGATAGTGTCTGTCGTGGTTGTTAGCTGAAAGAAGATTAAAACTTCACATACCGTAATTGAAAGATAATTAAATAAACGATAGTAAAGCATCCATCCGGATGCTTTTTTTTATTTTAAGGAGGACGAATGATGGATGGTGTATATGAACAGAAGGCTGAATTAAAAAGCGTAACAGAATTATTATCTAAGTTCTCAACTGAAGAACTTATTGAAGCCCTAAAGCTAAAGCAAGATGTACAAGTTAATGAAATGACAGAAGCAACATGGTCTGTTAAATATGATTTAACTAAAGTAAAGAAGTATTGTTTGCTTATTAACAATTGTAATCCAGCTTACATTGAGAGCTATAGAAAAATCTTAGAGGTCGAACAACACTTAGATTCTGGTAGCTGTGAATGAATATATTCTTACACAATGTAATCGGTGTACACGAAGCTTCATCTATTCTTAACGTTTCGCCGGGTTATGTTAAGAACTTATGCGCTGAAGGAAAGATTGTAGCAAAGAAGATTGGTAAGACATGGGTAATTGATAGGTCAAGATTAAGAGGAGTGAGATAGATGACGTGGCTAAGCTTCTTTATTGGATGCAGTACGGGAATGATGTTTGCTTTATTAATCATGAAAGGTTGTATTGAAGCTAAAGAAGTGAACGAGATGAGTGATATAGATAAGTCAGTGTTAAAAGAAATGGAACAGTTGAAAGCGATTAAGGAACAAAAGGAGAACACTCATGCTTCTCAAGATATGTAGATGTGGTAAGACAGTGTCGATGGAGCAAGGTACGTGTGAAGCTTGTACCATCATTGCTGAAGAAAGAAGGAAGCAAAGGCATAGAGATTATAAGGCGAAGCGAACGGATACGGACAACCAGAAGTTCTATAACTCAAAGCCTTGGCGAGTAACTAGAGCAAGGGTAAAGGATAGAGACAATGGGTTGTGTCAGCTGTGTTGGAGTGAGAACAAGGTTAAACCAATGAACACAGTACATCATATTATTCCTTTAGAAGAGAACGATCGATTATCTTTAGTAAGAAGTAATTTAATTTCGCTGTGTGAGAAATGCCATCAGAAAATTCATAAGCTGTATGACGTTAGAACGGAAAAATTCAATATACAGAAGAAGTTAAGAAGTTTAATAGGGTAGGGGGATATCCAAAACTTTTTAAGGAGGGCGACGAGTCGCCGAGTGGTCTTTTTTTTCGCGAAAACTCCCTAAATGAAAATTTCGGAAAGGAGGTAGGTAGATGGCTAGACCAAGAGAACCTGTTGACTTAGTAGTTCTGAAAGGAAAAAAACATTTAACAAAAGCTGAAATTGAAGAACGCAAAGCGAAGGAAGTTAAAGCACCTCATGATAAAGTCAGAGCACCGACTTACCTTCCGAAAGATTTGAGGCGAGACTTTAAAAAGATTTCAGATGAATTAATCAGGATTGAAATTATGTCCAATCTGGATATTGATGCTTTAGCAAGATTTTTAATAGCAAGAAAAATGTATGTAGAAATTACAAATGCTATGCTTGAACTTAGTCCCTTAGAAGAAGTGGTGGATGTAAAAAAGGATCAGGAAGGGAACATCATTTCTGAGAATAGGTATAACATATCTAACGGCGTGTATTCAGACTTACTTATAAATCAAGACAAACTTTTTAAACAATGTAGACAAGCTTCCAGCGATTTAGGTTTAACAATTACATCAAGATGCAGATTAGTAGTTCCAAAACAGACCGAAGAAAAGCCTAAAAATAAATTTAATAAGTTTATGTAGGTTGATAAATGAATAGAGTTACTCAATATGCTCTGGATGTGTTGGAAGGTCGTGTAATTGCTGGGAACCTAGTTAAACTAGCTTGTCAAAGACATATAAATGATTTAGAAAGACAGGGAACTGAAGAGTTTCCTTTTATTTTTGATGAAGAAAAAGCAAATCTCATTGTTGATTATTCTGAAACGTTAACAATTGCTGAAGGTGACGAGGAATTCCAGTTAGAACTTGCTGATTTTCAGGCCTTTATCTTCGGATCGTTAAATGGCTGGATTCATAAAGATACTGGATATCGTAGATTTCGTACTAGTTATACGCAGCTAGCAAGACAAAATGGGAAATCAATGAAGAACGGTATTCTTGGCACATACTATTCAAATTTTGATGGATATAATTATGCTCAAGTCTACTGTACAGCTACAAAAGCAGATCAGGCTAAAATCGTTTTAAAAGAGATGATAAAATTCATCAATGCCGATGAAGATTTATCAGATTTGTTTGAGATTAAAGAGTACAAGAATACAATATTAGCATTAAATACAAGCTCTGAAATTAGAGCACTAGGACGAGATACACAATCTATAGATGGATTTCGTCCTTATTTGGGTGTTATTGACGAGTATCATGCTCATAAAGATAACCAAATGTACAAGCTCCTTGAAGGTGGAACGAGTAAGTTAAAGCAATGTCTAATTAGTGTTATTACAACAGCAGGTTTTGATTTGAATTCACCATGTTTTGAGCTGTACGAATACTGTTGTAATGTGTTAAAAGGTGCGTTTGAGGACGAAACGCAATTTGTATATATTGCTCAAATGGATGAAGAAGATGATATTTGGAATCCAGAAAACTGGATAAAAGCAAATCCGCTTGTTTGTAGCACAGCTGAAGGAGTTAAAACCCTTCAAACGATGGCTGTAAAAGCAAAAAATATGGGTGGATCAGAATTAAGAAACTTTATGACAAAACACCTTAATATTTGGGTGCAATTTACAGATAGCCAATATATGAACATGGAACATTGGAAGAAATGTGCTTCAGAATTAGATTTAGAAGATTTTAGAGGGAAAGAATGTTATGTAGGTCTTGATTTATCAAGTGGCGGTGATTTAACGAGTTTAGGGGCAATATTCCCGTATTTAAAAGAGGAAGTGAAGAATTACTTCATTCACTCACATAGTTTTATCCCTAAAAATCGTGTAGCAGAGCATATAAAGACAGATCACGCTCCTTATGACATATGGGTTAGAGATGGATTATTAACCGTTACAGAAACACTGGGTGGTATTAAAACGGATTATAAATATATTATTGCTTATTTAAAACGAATTGTAGAAGAGTATGAACTAATTGTAAATATAATAGCATACGATCCGCACAATGCAGATGCCTTTTTGAATGATCTTGAAGAGCTTGGTTATAACAGCATTATGATTGTTCAATCAGCAAAGAATTTAAATGATGCTACAACTGATTTTAGACTAGAAGTTGAGGCGGAGAACATCCAATATAATCGTAAAAATCAATTGTTAACGTGGAGTGTAGCAAACGCTAAAACAGTTTCAAATAGTTTTGGTGAAATTAAGATTGATAAGCATTTAAAAGAGAAAAGAATTGATCCGATTGACGCTATTATTGATGCATACAAGATGGCAATGAAAGGTGAAGTCGGATTAAACTTGAGCCAGTATGTTACGGATGAGAATCTTGATAAATTAGGTTGGTAAAGGAGGTGAACACATGTGGAAATGGTTCAACAAGATTAAACCAAAGAGAGTCCAAAACTCCGTGGCGTTAGATTCAGAAGAGTTTTTAAAAATGCTAGGGATTGATATAGGAAGTGTAGATAAAAATAAATTAAGTGAAATTACTTATTTCACTTGTTTAAGGCTGTTATCTGAAAGTGTAGGGAAATTACCTTTAAAATTGTATAAGGATACAAATGAAGGGCTTGAAAAGGCGACAGAGCATAATTTGTATGCACTTTTAAAAATGCGGCCTAATCCATATATGACATCAAGTACGTTTTGGTCCACAGTTGAAGCGAATAAAAATCATCATGGCAACGCATACGTTTATATCAATACTGATAAAGCCCAAGTAAAAGACTTGTGGATTCTTCCGAGTGAACAAGTGCAAATTTGGATTGATAATGCTGGAATATTCCAAAAAGAAAACGCAATTTGGTATATCTGGGGAGATAATAAATCCGGTAAACAATATAGATTTCGTTTTGATCAGATCATGCATTTTAAAACATCATTATCGTTAGATGGGATTACTGGTTTAGCTGTAAAGGATATATTAAAAGTTTCAATTGAAAACATACAAAGTGGGGCTTTATATCTTAGTAACTACTTTTCTAACGGTTTAATGGGGAAAGCAGTTGTGCATTATACAGGGGATTTAGATCAGGAAAAAGCAAAGAAAATGGCTGGTAGGGTTGAAGAATTTAGTAGCGGTTTAAAAAACGCAGGACGTATTGTTCCTTTACCACTCGGCTTTCAACTCACTCCATTAAATGTGAACATGGCTGATGCTCAATTTCTAGAAATCAATAAGTATACGGCGCTTCAAGTTGCCGGTGCATTTGGAATTAAGCCAGCACAAGTGAATAACTATGACAAGGGTAACTATGCAAATGTTGAAACGCAGCAGCGTTCATTTTACGTAGATACCCTTTTATATATTTTGAAACATTATGAAGAAGAAATGAGTTATAAACTCCTTCTTAGTGATGAATTTAAAAGTGGTTATTGTTTTAAATTCAATGTGAATGGTATTTTACGTGCTGATTTTGCAATACAGATGGAGGGCTTGTCAAAAGGTGTGAACAATGCCATTTATACACCGAACGAAGCAAGAGAATTCGTAGATTTGCCACGTAAAAAAGGTGGCGATGAGTTAATGTGTAATGGCAACTATATTCCACTAGCTTCAATAGAGAAAGGAGGTGAGAAAAATGGATTGGTTACAGATTAAAAATCAAAATGAAGATACACCATCCCTTTATTTTTATGGTGACATTGTCTCTTCTTGGTGGGGCGCTTGGGAGGATGAAGATCAATATCCTGAGAATGTAAGAAATATCCTTGATAATGTGAAAGGAAAAGACTTAAATATCTATATTAATAGTGGCGGCGGGTCAGTATTCGCAGGTATGGCCATCTATAATATGATTAAACGCCATGAAGGATATAAAACGGTTCACATCGATGGACTTGGAGGATCAATTGCTTCAGTTATTGCGTTTGCGGGAGATAAGTTGATAGTTCCATCTAATGCATACCTAATGATTCATAAGCCGTGGAACGGTACGTATGGTAATGCAAATGATTTTAGAAAGATGGCAGATGATTTAGACGCAATTGAAGAAGGGATTATCAATGTTTATAAGGATAATCTAAAAGAAGGCATAGACATAGAAGTAATACGAGACATGGTACAAAATGAGACGTGGTTAAATGGCCTGAAAGCTAGTGAGTATTTTAATATTGAAGTGGCAGCAGAAAATACAGCAGTTGCTTGTACAAGTAACCTTTTTAATGAATACAAGAATACGCCGCAAACTTTTAAAGAACCAAAGAGAAATCAACCACAAAATAATGAACAAGAAAAAATCAATAAATTGATGAGGGAGCTAGAATTAATCTAACTCTTTTTTTATTGCTCAATTTTAAGGAGGAAGCAAGATGCCAAAAGAATTAAGAGAATTGTTAAATAAAATTCAGAATAAGAAGGCAGCAGCAAGAGAACTTTTAGCTCAAAAAAAGCTTGAGGAAGCAGAACAACTTACAAATGAAATCAAGGATCTACAGAAAGAATTCGATATTGCTTCAGCATTATTTGAAGAAGAAGGAAGTAATATTCCTAATGATCCAATTCCTCAACCGCAAGCAAATACAGTACAGCCTAATGATGCATTCGTTAACGCAATGAAAGCAGCTGTTGGAAAACATAGGTTATCTGATGATGAAAAAGAAGTATTAAATGCAACTACAATGACGGAGGGTATTCCAGCTGATGGTGGTTTAACTGTTCCTAAAGATATTCGTACAGCTATTAAAGAGTTGCGTCGCAGTGGTCCAGATGCGCTTGAAAATCATGTGAATGTTGAACCTGTATCTACGGTAACGGGATCTCGCGTTATTGAGGTAGAAGCGGATTATATCCCATTTGATAATGTGGATGAAGCGGCAGATTTCCCATTGATGGAAGCACCGAAGTTTGAAGATATTCAATATAACGTTAAGAAAAAAGGTGGCATTTTGAAATTTTCTAAGGAGCTGTTTTCAGATACAGCAGAAAATATTCAAGCCTATATTAAAAAATGGACATTTAAAAAGTCAAAGGCTACTCGTAACGCTTTGATTTTAAAAGCACTAGCTGATAATTTTGGAACTACAAAAATAGCAGTTAAGACTGTTGATGATTTAAAAGATATATATAATGTGAAATTAGATCCAGTTATTGCAACAACATCGAGTGCGTTAATGAATCAGGATGCTTTTAATTTTCTTGATAAATTAAAAGATAGTGATGGCAAATACATCCTTCAACCAAATCCAACAATGCCAACGCAAAAATTATTATTTGGCAAGTATCCGATTATTGTTGTAAGTAATAAAACATTAAAAACGGATACTGTGAAAAAGACAGCACCACTATATTTCGGTGATTTCAAAGAAGCTATTACTATCTTTGATAGAGAAGCATTATACATTGAATTTTCGGAACAAGCAGGAGATTTATGGGGAAAAGATTTAGTAGGTATGAAAGTGCGTGAGCGTCTAGATGTTAAACCGGTTGATAAAAAAGCAGTTATTGCTGGCGAAATTACATTCGCTTAGTAGTTAGAGGGGCTTTTCCCCTCTAAGTAGGAGGGGTTTTATGCTATTAGATATGAAATTAACTAAAAAGTGGCTGAGGTTAGAAGAAGAGGACACAGAAGAAGATGACATTTTAACCCTTTTAATCGATAATGCTGAGATTTATGTAAAAAAAGCAGTTGGCAAGCATTACAATGCTACTGAAGAAAACCGGAAGCAAGCACAAAAAATCGCTTTGGTTTTAGTCACGAATTGGTATGACAATCGCGATTTTTCCGGTCAAGTGGATGAAAAGGTGCGCTATACCATTAGAAGTATGGTATTACAACTTCAATTAAGTGAGGAAACAGCATGAATCCGGGAAAAAGAGATAAAAGAATTGTGATCGAACATAAAACCGAAAAAAAAGATGAGGAAGGAAACGCGCTCCCGGCAGGTTGGGAAGTTTTTTCTAAAGCGTGGGCAAAAGCTGAAACTCCTGTAGGTTCAGGGTTTAATTCTGAAATTTTCAAGGGAAATGCGGAGTTTGTTATTAAATTAATAAACTTTACGATTCCATATCGGAAAGGCGTTCATTCTGATATGCGTGTGCAATATAAAGGGAAACTGTTTGAAATTAAATCAGTGATTGATATTGATGAAAAACACAAAGATATGTGTTTAATCTGTGAGGAGCGATCCAATTGGCAGAGTTAGAGGTCTTTGGTATAGAAGAATGGATTCGCGAATTAGAGAACTTAGGTCAAGATGTACCTAAAATTACAAAAGAATCATTAAAAGCGGGTGCGGGAGTGTTTAAGCAGAAGCTAGAGTTTCATTCTCCTGTAGGGCCTGAACCAAACACACCAACACTAAAGCAACCATGGTGGGATGGAAAACATGCTAAAAATGCTATTGAAGAGGGAAGAGTCGTAAAAAAAGGCGGCTCTTATTTTATTGAAATAGGATGGGATAAAGCTAATCGATCTCCTCACTTCTATATGAAGTTTCAAAATTGGGGGACTAGTAGAAATCCTAATCCTCCACATAAAGGCTTTGTAGAGAAAACATTGGTTCAAAGTGAAAAAGAGGTGTTGCAAGCAATGGAACGAGAATTTATGCGTAGGGTCACAGGACGATGAAGAATTTCAATAAAGATGTGTTCGATGTATTACGTACAGATGCAGTTATTAAATCTGAGTTAGGTGGAGAGTTCATATATCAGTTTGTAAAAGGTAACGATAATACACCTATATGGATTACATTTTCTGAATTAAATACATCTCCAGGTATGTATGCGGAGAATGAGGAAACAACCTCAAACGTTATATATCAAGTTGATATATGGTCAATGTCACCAATCAAAGCACAACTAAAAACTGCAGTTCAGGCAGCTATGAAAAAGCTGTCTTTTCAGCGTTTAAGTACCTATCCAGATTATGAAATGGATACAAAAATCTATCGATATGGTTTTCGTTTTGTAACGGAAGTCATAAATTAAGGAGGATAAAAAATGATTATTGATTTTAGGGATTTACATTATGCAGTTTTAACTGAAACGCCAGATGGTAAATATACTTACACTACACCGAAAAGAATCGGTAAAACAGTTAGTGGTAAAGCTTCACCTAAGGCAGAAGGAGCAACTTTTTATGCAGAAGGTGGACCGGCAGCAACAGCTAGTGCATTCGGTGGTACTGAAATCGAGTTAGAAGTTGATAAGTTGTCTTTAACGGTTTACGCAGAATTATTAGGTAAAAAGGTTGTAAAAGGTCAAGTTGTTGATAATACAAGTGATGTACCTCCTTATGTAGCGTTACTATATCGCTTGCCATATGACAACGGAAAAAATTTATATGTATGTTATTACAAGATGAAGTTTGAACTTCCAAGTGATGAACATAAAACGGCAGAAGACAAACCAACATTCCAAAGCGCAAAAATTAAAGGCAAGGCAATTCAACGTGCGGATGGAAACTGGAGACATCGACTTGATGAAGAAGAAGTTGGATTTGATGCAGCAGTTGCGGCGAATTGGTTCAAAGCAGTACCAACTCCACCTGTAGTAACACCTTAATAAAATAAGAATAATGGGATGGCAAATGTCATCCCTATTTTAATTTAGGAGGAAAAGTGCATGAAAATTACTTTACAGAATGCAGAAGGTCAAAAGGATTTTTATTTACCACAGTTTATTCCGGGTTCAGCAACTTTTGAAGCATCTACACTAGCAGATGAGTTACACGCGGAACTTGTTCCAAAAGAAATTATTGAAAAAGCGGCTAATTTCATAGCGCGTGTGTATGGAAACGAGTTTACGGCACAGGAATTTATTGATGGAACTCATGTATGGTTTTTAACCCTTACCATTCATTCTATTTGTTTAACAATTATGGGTCGTTTAAATGAGGCAATTCAGGTAATGGAAACGGTAGAAGATGCGAAAAAAAAGTTGATGGAACAGCTAGAGATGAAACCGAAAAGAAAGCAAGCAAATATCGAGACATCGTAATCGATATATACAACGTACTTATGGATGCAGGAATGACACAAAATCAAATTAACGAAATGGATATTGCGTTTTACTTTACCTGTTTGGCTAAAAAACAAAAGACAAATCGAGTGACAACAGCTAATCAAGCGCCGGCTTGGTTGTAAAGGTAGGTGAGAATTGAATGGCACTAGGTGATAATACAATTGGTGGTCGTGTCCGGTTGGATACTGATCAGTTTGAAAACGGGATTGCAGGTATTAATCGAAGTCTGAAACGAATTGATGCTGAATTTAGAAATACTTCAGAACAGTTACGTGGGGTTGGTTCTGAGATGGACCAGCTGGAGAATAAGGCAAATCATTTAAATCAAAAGATTGAAGCGCAAACGCAAAAAATGAAGCATTATGAGCAAGCTTTAAGGACTTCACAGCAAAAACAACAAGAAATGCGCCAAAAGTGTGAGCAATTAGCTACATCAATGCAACAATTGGAACAAGAAATACAGCAAAGTACACAAGCATATGGGAAAAATGCGCAAGAAACAAAAGATTTACAAGCTCAATATAATCAACTACAGCAAGAATATAAACAGGGTACACAATCTTTACAACGATTAACAGCACAAGTTTCTCGGAATGACACAGCCTTTAATAACGCTTCAGCAGCTTTACATCGTTATCGTAATGAATTAGGTGACACCCAAGAAAGAATGGAACAGTTGGGCAACGCTTCTGGAAGAATACGAGAGCGCATGAACGAAGTTGGAAACACAATGCAGGATACCGGCTCAAGAATTAGTCAAGGATTTGGAGCAGCAGCAGTTGGTGTAGCAGCAGGTGTTGGTGCATTAGTAGTAAATGCAGGTCAATTTGAAGAAGCAAATAAAAAAGTACAGGCTGGTTTAGGATTAACGAGAGAAGAAAGTTTAAAAGTTAGTGCTGTAGCAAAAGAAGTATGGCGTGAAGGATATGGTGAGGATTTAGCTAGTGTCAGCGATTCTTTAGTTAAAGTAAAGCGTAATATTAAAGATATTAACGATGATGAAACCTTAAAACAAGTAACTCGAGACAGTGAAATCTTAGCGGAAACAATGGAGTCGGATGTAAACGAGGTTACTCGTGGCGCGGCGCAATTAATGGGCCGTTTTGGCTTATCTGGACAACAAGCGTTTGATTTATTAGCACAAGGATCAGCTAAAGGGTTAAATTATTCAAATGAGTTATTTGATAATTTAAGTGAGTATGGTCCTTTGTTCCATGAGATGGGATTTAGTGCGGATGAAATGTTTACGATTCTGATTAATGGTAGTAAAAATGGTGCTTATAATCTCGACTATGTGAATGATGTAATGAAAGAGTTTGGTATCCGTGTTAAAGATGGTAGTAAGTCCACAACAGAAGCGATGGGCCAAATGAGTAAGGAAACTCAAAAGGTTTGGCAAGCAATGTTAGAAGGGAAAGCTACTTCAAAGGATGTCTTCAATGCTGTATTAAATGAGTTACGAACTACTGATGACCAAATTAAAGTAAATCAGTTAGGCGTTGCACTTTTTGGCGTGAAATGGGAAGACCTCGAAGCTACTACTATGTTATCTCTAAACAATATGGAAACGGGCTTAGGAAACTATAGTGGTGCAATGAATAAAATGGTTGACGGTTATGATACAAGTGCAAAGCAATGGAAATCAGTCACCAGAGAATTACAAATTGCATTAGAACCACTTGGTAAGGTGATTCTAGATATTGCTAAACAAGCTATACCGGAACTAAAAGAATCAATTAAAGGTGTAGCAGATTGGTTTAACGGATTAGATGATAGTACAAAAAAAGTATATGGTACATCATTATTATTAGCCCCAGCAGTATTAGGGGTAGTAAGTGCCCTTGGAATGCTTTCTTTTGCTGTAGGTGCAATTATAGCGAACCCAATTGTTGCAACAATTGGTGGGGTTGTAATCGGATTAGGTGCATTAGGATTTGCTTTTGCCGAAGCTGGTAAAAAAGCGAAACAAGCAGAAGAAGATAGCAGGAAATACGGCGAGGGTGTAAGCGAAGGTACAAAAAAAGCAATTGAAGGATACGTGAATTTAAAAGAAAAAGCTTTTAAGACGTTAGATGAAATCCCGGTGCTTACTGGGGAAAAAGCAAAAGAAGCTGTACAACGTGCTCATGATGAGTTCGGTAAATTAGCGGATGAAGCCATTCAAGCGATTAATAAAGACAGAGGGAAACTTCAGGCGCATTTAGATAGCTGGTTTTCTGGTGAGACAGATTCAGCAGTATTAAGAGCAAAAGACAAAATTCTTAATGATCAAATGGAAGTATTTAAAGCGCAAGAAGAGGCAGTTATCAAAGCGAACGAGAAAATTCAGAGCTTACTCACACAATATAATGGACAGATATATAAAATGACTGCAGCTGATAAGTCGGTTTTTCTTACAGCTTTAAAAGCTATCGATAGTGAAGTAGGGAAAGCAGCTTCAAAAAGCGTGGATGAGATTCAAAAAATAGGTAAAGCAATGGATAACTTCAATAGCAATACTTCTGTTGAAACAATCCAAGGTAAAGTAAAAGATTTAGGTTCTGAATATAAAAAATTAACGAACGAGTTAGATAAGGCTAGACAGAAAGAAATAGAATTTGCAAAAAGTAAAATAGCTGATACTAAAGGGCAAGAGATTGCGATTGCACAAATTAATAAAAAATACTCTGATCAGTCTATTTTAATAACAGAAGGATATAAACAACAACTTCAACAAGCGCAGGAAGTGTTAAAGTCCAAGGGTATTGAAATGGATTTAACAACGGGTATTACGAAAGCTGAAACTGAAAAAATTAAAATTCAAGGTCGAGGATTTGGCGAATACGTAAAGAATTCAGAGATAATTGAGAGTACGAATGAAAATTTATTTAAAAGGCTTCAAGATAGGGCCGCAAAAGAATCTGATTTACGTCAGAAAAGTGCTGACGAGGTAAAAAGATATGGTGAGGCACTAATTGCCAATTCTAATACTGTTTATGATAGCCTTTTCCAATCAACTCGTGAAAAGGCAGTAGAAGTTGCGAATGATATTGCTGTTACCTTCGAAGATGGAAGCAAAGCAATCGATTTAGGAGATCAGGGTCGGGTTGCAGTAGAAGAATTCGTTGAAGGAATTAAATCTGGGAAGTACAAAGTAAATGATGTAGCAATTGCTCTAATAAATACAATGCGTTTAGAAATGGGGAAAGAACCTTTAACTACAGAAGGTATTAAGGTAATGAATACATTTGCCGATGGATTAAAGCAAATGAATGTTACAGATATTGCAACAAAATTAAACCTGGATCTTAAAAAGAATTTAGAAATTGATTTGGGACCACTCGGTAAAATGACATCTACACAATTTGTAAATGGTTTGAAAGAAGGCACAGTTGGTATTGACGCTGTGTTTATTTTTTTTCAACAACATTTGTTTAAATTAACAGCGACCGATTTATCTCAAGACGGAACCAAAATCATGTCTACTTTAAAAACAGGCATGGAAATGGGGTTCATTGGTGTTGAAGATGTCTTGAGGCAACTTGGCGTAAGCATGGATGATAAAACCAAATATAATCTTCATGGTAATGGTGAAGTTACCATTGCTTCCCTTGTGCAAGGGTTGCAGACAGGGCAATTTAATATAGATCAAGCTCTTGAAGTTATTCGCCAAATGGTTGTACAAAAAACAAATGTCGATACGACTCAACAAGGTGCGAATATTTCGCAAACAACAGCCGATGGAATTCGCCAAAATGGTAGTCAGCCTGTACAAGCAGCTAACGAAGTGAAACAAGGTGTGGAGCAAACGCTTGGTTCTACCACAGATGGAAATGGCGGAGCAATGTCTACGGTTTTAATGAGACAATTCATGGCTCAAAACAAACCTAGTATTGTAGGTGAAGCAACAGGTATAAAACAAGGGGTCGAACAACAATTAGGAAGTACGACTGATAACAATGGTGGTAACAATTCTACATCTATGATGAGGAATGCTATCGCTAACAATCAAGGTAATGTGAACGGGGCAGCATCAGGTGTAAAACAAAGTGTAGAAAATACATTGGGTGCAACTACAGATGGAAATGGTGGAGCTTCTTCTACTCTCATTATGCAGCGATTGATTAATGGAAATAGAGGAACTGTAGTTAATGCGGCATCAGGTGTGAAATCAGGGGTAGAAAGCACTTTAGGAGGTGCAACAGATGGTGGTGGCGGAGATAAGGCTGGTAATAAATTCGCCAATGATTTAGGTTCTAAGCGCGGAGCAGCACAAGGAAGCGGGGCGAGTGTTGCTGGTGGAGGTTTAGATGGGCTAGGTTCAATTGTCGCAAATTCAGTTGGTCTTTCCTTTGCGAAAGGGTTTGCCTACGGTATGGACGGGGCATTTTATCAAGTAAGAGCGAAAGCAGCATCATTGGCAAGCGCAGCATTCAATGCATTAACAGCTACACTTAATGTAAACTCTCCATCGAAGCTTACAAGGGATAAGGGTGGTATGCCATTTGGTGAGGGGTTTGCGGTTGGGATTGGTAAGTCAGCTTATATGGCTGAAAATGAAAGCCGTACTCTTGGGACAAGTGCTTATAAATCCCTTGTAAATACGCTAAAATCTAAGAATTTAGCATTTGCAGGTGTTCAAATGGCACAAGGACTTGCAGCCGGGATTAGGAGTCAATATTCTGTAGTACGAGATGCCTTGCAGGGTTCTGTTACAGAGGCAATCGATGGTATTCGCTCTATTAAGCCAGAAGAAATATTTAGTTTTAAAGGTGATGATCCATTAACGAAATATTTTAATGCAATCTTTGAGGATGGAGATTGGCAAAACGATTGGATAACACATATCCCAGAGAATATGCGTGATATGGTTAGAGAAATCGGACGTCAAATGGAACGTTTTGAAGGACTTTCAATTTATGATGTTGGTAATCTTTCTAGATGGAGAGAAGTGTTATCTGATAATCCTAATGTTATACAGTATCGACCAGACAACGATAATCCAGATAAGGGACAATATATGCCATATAGTAATAGTGATCTTGCACAACAAAGACCATTACAAATTGTAATAGATAGAATGGTTCTTGCAGAATTATTAATATCTCCATTGGAGCTATTGCAAGGACAGAAATTCGAGACAGATTTATACAATGCAGGGGTGAGACGATGACAAATCAAACTCTTACAATTATTCAGGAAGATGGTTCTAAGTTTGTTATTTCATCTAATGACAAACTTACTGTTTTAAACTTTCTTCCTAATTCCCCTTTCTATAACACTGGATATGAAAAGTTAGATGGGAGACATGGAGAAATTGATTTAGGTGGAAGTTTTAATTCAAGGGATGATATAAAATCTTTATTTCTTGCAGAACCACATGGGATAGATGACTTTTATAAAGTTCGTAATTTTATGTTCCGTCTTTTCGCTTCGCAATCTCCGTTTTATATTGTTTCAAATAGAGAGCCTGAAAAGCGATGGAAAGTACGAGTGTCAAGTAAATATGAAGTAGAACCGCAGGCGAACGGAAACTACAGCCTTATAGAAATTCAGTATAAATCAGCGAATGCTTTTGCTGAATCATTACAATCGACGTTAGAAAAGATGCAAACAGAGTATACAAGAACAACAGCTACATTTTCTATTGATAATAAAGGTGATGTAGAAATTGATCCAAGGCAGATGCCTTTACGAATTACCTTTAAAGGGGCTTCTGAGAATCTTAAGATTAAAAACAAAACAACGAAAGAAGAATGGATGTATACTGGCACAACAACGGATAAAGATACAATTGTGATAGATCAAGTGAGAAGCATGAAAAACAGTTTGTCCGTTGTTCGAGATACAAATAAAAAGGCAATATCTTTGAGGGCCGGAATAAACGAATTCGAAGTTACAGGCGCTAAAGGCGCTTTTTCTATTTCGTTTGATTTTCGTTTCCAATACTTATAGAAAGGAGGTGTGATGTTGGAATTAGTTACAGTAACTGATATAGCAGGAAATACAGAGATACTAACAGGCTTTCCAACTATAACTAGAGTTCGTAGGGTGAATGGGGAAAAAGGGATTAGTTTTTTACTATATCCTACAGAAGAAAATACACATTCTTTTCCATTGGTACAAGAAGAAAGCAAAATTGAATTTGATGGTGAAGTTTATATCGTAAAGCATTTAACGGAGAGAACGATAGAAAGTAAGTTTTACAAAAGAGTTGAATGCATTCATGAATTTTACGTAAATATGCTGAATAAGCAACAATACAAAGTTCATAACGGTAGCATGACTTTTCGTGATGCGGTTGATTTTGTCTTTGAAGGGACAGGATATCAAACAGTAATTATTGATCAGTTTTACGCACAAGATTTTCAAGAGTTTGGAAAAGAAAATCGACTGGCGTTACTAAAAAAGAAATTAGAGCGCTATAAGGCAGAAATATCGATTCGTGGAAATCTCGCCAGCTTTAAAGAAAAAATAGGGGAAGATACTGATTTTCAGTTTAGGTACAATTTCAATATCAAAACATTTGAAAGAGAAATTGATACAAAGCCCCTTGCGACTTATATTCGTGGATATGGTAAAGACGGGTTAGAGAGAGAATACACCAGTCCGAATGTACATAAATTTGGGCTAATTGAAGCGGATTCCATAGATGACGAACGTTTTACAACTATAGATGGATTAGACAAGGCATTAAAAGAAAACCTACAGGACACGCCAGTTGTTAGTATGACAATTGACTTTATAGATTTGAGAAAAGCCGGATACCCTTACAATGTGCCAAATGAAGGGGATCGGGTTCTTTTAATTTATGAGCCAATGGATATTGATATTGAAACCAGAATTATGGAGATTGAGGAAGTGTTTAATGCGAAGTTAGAGCCGATTGCATGTAGGGTTACACTAGCTAACTATAAAAAATCTTTTGGTGGGACACTTTTTCAAACCGTACAGAAGGCAATGAGTGGCGTTGTAAATGAAGATGGGAAAATTAAATACAATGCCTTAGATGAAGGAGTTAAACGTGCAAGTGAAGCAATTAAGAATGCTCAAACAGAATTAACATTTGAGAATGGCATACTTGCCGTTGATCCTAAAAACCCAAATAACCTTGTTGCATTCAATAGTGCTGGAATAGGTATTAGTCGAGATGGTGGGAAAACATTTAAAGAAGCTCTTACTTATGAAGGGCTTGTTGCCTCGGCAGGTTTTGTTGGTCAACTTGATGCAAATAACATTAAAGTTGGACCGGGTACATTTTTTGAAGAAGGTTATGATCCTTTTAAAGTTACTAATAGGCTAGATACTTTGATTGATAACTTATCAGAAGATAACGTAATTACAGTGATTGAAAAACAATTTCTAAGTGCAGAGTGGGTAAAAATTCAAAATGAGTTTAGTTCCACCATGCAGATTGCGGCAGGGTATTGGAAACCGGAAGAAAAGATTTTCGAAAGAGATATGTACACACAAAGATATGAAGAACTGAAGAACTTTTTAACCGTTGAACATGATGAAAATAATCAGGCGGCCATTTTATCACCGAGTAATATGATAAAAGATTCGGTTATCAATGGTGACAGATATAAAAGTTGTTTAACGAATTACTTTGAATCTAGGAATAAGATGAATGAGTTAATTCTGTTTCGTACAAAAGAGATTGCTGATACGGCTCAAAAAAATGTAGATGAAGTAACGAATCATATTGTATATAAAGTTGAGATTCGAAGTACAAACGGAACTACATTTAAGAACGGTCAAATTAGTACAGAACTTGAAGCGCGTGTGTATCACGGAGCAACAGACGTGACGAATACAACGGGTTTTATGTATACATGGACAAGAAAATCTGCTGATTCGCTTGGTGATAACACATGGAATAAGGCGCATGAAAATGCTGGTAAGAAGGTCACTATTACAAATTTGGATGTAAATATTCGAGCTACATTCGCATGTGAAATAAACAAATTATAGCCGGAAGGAAGATGAATAATGGCAGTTATAGCAAGTGGTCAAATTACTTTAATAGATTTGAACGATGCAAAAAGTTTAACGGGTTACATTGGATCAAATCAGGCGAAAGTACAAATTTTTAACCCGAATGGAAATACTTATACGCCTAACTGGGCGACAAATAATATGATATTAACGCCTTCTTTATTTGTATCGGGTACAGCAACCGATATTATCGGACAAGCAAAGAGCATTACATGGTATGAGCAAGGTAATAACACGCCAATTGCAAATGATACAAATTATTCAATCGGTACTGGAGTTGGAAAACCACTCACAATTAAGGCGAATATTTTAGTATCTAAAAATCAGCAAGTATATCTTTGTGAAGTGATATGGACTGATCCATCAACAGGGTTGGATATCACATCTAAATTGGATATTGAATTAGTAAAGGTGACGAACGGAAGCAATGGAACAAATGGTAGTAATGGTGCGAACGGTCAAAACGCTATTGCTGCATACGTATGGGCACCAAATGGGAACATTTTTAGAAATAGTGCAGGTAGTCTTATCGCTGAATGTGATGTCTTTAATGGTTCCACGCAGCAAACAACAGGCGTTACGTATCAATGGTATAAACAAGATGCTTCCGTTTCTACAGATCAAGGCGGAGGTGTCGGATGGTTAAAACTTACTTCCACAGCAACAGGCGGAGGAACAAGCGGACATACTACTGATAAATTAACAATTCCAGCCGGAGCTGTAGCTGGGATGGCGTCCTTTAAATGTATTGCTACTTATAGTTCTAAAACGTATGTAGATGTTGTTACGTTTGCAGACCAAACAGACCCATTGCAAGTTACGCCAATAGCGCTAACAGGAAACGTCTTTAAAAACGGACAAGGTACGGTACAAGTTATTGCGAAAGTGTACCAAGCTGGAGCAGAGGTAGATGCAGCCGGAACAAAATATCAATACAGATGGTACTTATATAATGCAGGTGGAACGATGGTTGCAAATTGGGGTGGAACAACAAATTACAAAACAGGAAAAACACTTACGGTGCAAGCTTCAGAAGTCACGGGTAAAGGCACTGTAATTTGTGAAATTGAGTAGGTGATGGTGTGCCAAAAGCAACAGGGTTTTTAACGTTACTTGATTTAAACGATGCATTAATTAGTGGTTCAGCTCCTAGTAATCCAACTACAGGAACATTATGGATAGATTCGTCTGTTAAACCCAACGTTATGAAAATGTGGGATGGGAAGAATTGGGTAGTTCAATCCTTAGATTTAGCATCGTTGGATAAGGATGCAAATGACAAAATTGAAAATGCAACTACTACTCTTTCAAACCTTGCTGACGATGCGAAGATTGATATTACAGAAAGAAGCTATGTGAAAGATAAACTAGCAAATATAATTGGATCTGTTTTGCCTGATACAGCAAACACCTTGCCAGCCGCAACCGCTTTGGATAGTGGAGGCAAAGGTGAGTTTTACTCTGTCCGCAAACAGGCAACCAATATTGGAATACCAACTTCAGATACAAACTATGTAGCCGTAGCAACTCAATACACAAATTTGAAAACGTATCTAGAAGCTCTTACACCGATTGATGCATGGGACACATCCATTGGTAATAAAGACAGGGTCATCCCGATCAATCCGACTGTGTGGCGTGATACATGGCTCAAATACTATCAATCTGTGGACGCTTTAAGCGAATTGATTCAAGCGAAAGCAAAAGAAAACGTGGATAATCAAAAGCCTGGCGGAAGAAATATGCTTAAAAATACAGCCGATTTTATTACAAATAGAATGTGGGCTGATAATGGTTCAGGACCCGCCTATCCAGACACTTCCGTTCTTTATAACGGTAAAACAACATTAAAGGTTCCAATGCCTAATGGTGTGAAGTACCTTGATAGGAACATGCCTTTAAAACGGGATATGTACTACACGTATACAGTGATGGTATATGGATCAGCAGCAGGAGCAGGGGGGAACGTATCACCTTTACATTTTTGGGCGCACACATCAAAAGATACATCTGGGCAGCAAGTGGAGATTATTAAATATGATCAGTCTTTTCCGGCTAAACAATGGAAACGTATTTATGTCACATTTTTAACACCAAAAGACAAAGATTTATTCTTCACTCCTTTTATATTTGGAGGATTAGGAACAGGTGGAACCTTAAATGTAATAGAGTTTATGCTTCAAGAGGGAAACATGGTAGGAGATTGGACTGAAAACCCTGATGAGGTGCAAGCTAGAATTGATAAAATTCAAGGGGATTTACGATTAACGAGTCCACTTCCAACTACAATATCTCTGGATTCAAGTGGTATAACAGCTAATACAGGAAAGGCTGATTCCTTTGCCAGAATGGATTATCGAGGGGTGTACTGTAAAAAAGGTGCGATACAAATAGAACGTCCAGATGGATACAACTTAATCATAGATGGCACAGCGAATTTTGATATGGGGGTTAGTTCTCACGAACCTCCATTTATGTCACCGGGTGTGAATTTTAATGCCTATTGGTACGCAACACGAAATACGACATGGAGTAATTGTAATTATTTCACGTTTAAACATACAGGTAGGTACCTTGTTTTTGCGTTGAGTCTTGCGATTGATCCGGGTTCAGCAGCGCAAGTGAAAATTAGAGATATTTATGGGGCAGATTTATGGTATACCATGCATAGTAAAACAATCGCAGACGATTATTATGTAAATGCAACCATTGATTTAGGTGTACCAACAGGGCAAATGAGATATGTCTATTTAATGTTAGCATCGAATAGTGCGAACCATACAGCATACGCAAGGGTATTGAGTAAATGGCTAGAGAGGTGATACCAATGGAATTGAAAGAAAAGTATGAGCTTCATGAACGGTATAAAACATGTATTTATGCTGATTCAGATGATGCAGGGAATATAACGCGGTTAGAATGTGGTCAACATATTATACCAAGTAATGATTATATGCATTTCTTCCGAGTTGATCGCTATGTAACTGACACTATACAAAACTATAAGGTTGTCTGGAATGGAAGGGTTGCAGAGTTACAGGCAATTGATTTAGAAATAGAAAAATCAGTAAAAGCAATATATTTCGCCCCTACAAAAGAAGAATTAGAACGAGAAAAGGCAGAGATGGAAGCGAAAATTAAAATGCTTGAAGAACAAATAGCAGCACAACAAGTCGCGCCAATCGAAAAAGAATAAGTCAAAGAGGGACAGTTAAATATGTCGCTCTTTTTTTATTGCCTAAAAAGGGGTGGTCAAAGTGGAAGGGTTACAAGATGTACGAAATGATGTACAAGAAATGAAGCAAGATATCAAGGACATTCGATTAGAAATCAAAAGCTTAGAAAATCGAACGACAGGTAACGAAAAAGACATTATTAATATCACTAAACAGTTAGATAAAATTGGTGCCAATACTACCTGGATATTACGACTTATAGTGGGTGGAATTGTTTTGGCAGCTCTTAACTTCTTCTTGAAAGGAGGTGGTATGTAATGTTTGAAATTACAGTAATGATTGGAATTGTAGTTGGTCTTTCACAAATTGGGAAGACAATTGGATTACAAACAAAATATGTTCCGCTATTGAATGTAACGCTTGGCATTGTGCTAGGCGTTTTATTTTTGGGCGGAGATATCAAAACAAATGTATTTCAAGGAATCATCATTGGATTGTCAGCAAGTGGATTATTTGACCACACAAAAATTATGAAAAAGGATGTTGATGCTAAATGAAAAAGACAATGAAACATATTACCTCGTTTCTTATGATTTTAGTACTTGCTAGCTCGTTTGCTACAAGTGCTTTTGCTGATAGAACGCTTATTATTCCTGATTTACCTAAACAACCATATCGTTACGGTGTTGGTGCTTACGAGGGAGTTGTAGCTCATTCTACGGCGACTCCAGAAGCTCCAGCTATTAACATTCAAAAATATGAGTCTCGTACATGGAGAAATGCATTCGTTCATTATGCAGTAGATTGGAATGAAACAATCCAAATTGCTGATACAAAGTATATTGCTTATGGTGGTGGACCAGGAGCAAATAAACGCTTTGTACATGTTGAACTTTGCGAAACAGCGGATTACGATAAATTCAAACGCAGCTATGATAAATACGTGAAGTTACTTGCTAAAATCCTTCGTGATCGTGGTTTATCTGTAGAAAAAGGATTATGGACTCACTATGATGTAACGAAATACCTTGGCGGAACAGATCATGAAGATCCACTTGACTACTTAAAGTCTCATGGCGTTTCAGAAGCTCAATTTAGAGCAGATGTACAACGAGCATATAACAATTCTCATGTGGATGTTTCTGTGCCTGAAAAGCCATCTAAGCCGGTAGAGGTACCGACAGCGGTAACAGATGGAATTGCTTATATTGAAGGCTACAATGTTAATTTACGTAAAGGGCCAGATACAAGCTATTCTAAGATTCGTCAGTTAAATAAACCAGAATCTTATGTTGTATGGGCTGAAAAGGATGGTTGGTTAAATCTTGGTGGAGAGCAGTGGATCAAGAACGATCCATCTTATGTGAAATTCGAAAAGAAAAGTAAAGTGGATTCGTCTATTGTAGGGAAACGCGTTGTATCTAAAGTTAATAACCTACGATTCTATGATGCTCCATCTTGGCAGGATAAAGATGTTGCTGGTTCTGTAGATGTAGGATTAGGATTCACAATCGATGCGAAAGTAAGTGTTAACGGTTCGCCGCAATATAAAGTACACAATAGTAAAGGTAAAACATACTATGTAACAGCTAATGAAGCCTATGTGTATGTGAAGTGAAAAAGAGCCGTCCTTAATTGGGCGGCATTTTTTAATTTATATTCACTAATTCATCAAATTTAAATTCTGTATTTAGTCCAAATGCATCCGTACAATAAATAGTTTTTAGCATTGGTTCTATATGTTGAACATTTATGTACATGTCATGAATCAAACCATCGCGGTAATAAGAAATTAGAATTTCTTCATGAGTTTGCATCGAATGAATAAGACTAAGTTCAATCTGTTCTTGCATGTCCTCGGAAACAATTGGTTTCGGCACTTTATTTAAATCATCTAGTATTTCTCTAATCCCCGCAAACTGTTCCGGCATACTCGCGAAGGGAGTCCACTTAACCATTCCTCTTCCTTTTATCTTCGGTGTTCCCCAGTTTTGATTTTCCATGATGATAATCCCCCGATTCGTGTAATTTATGATTATTATACACGAACATTAGTTCTGTTGTGAAGTAAAAAAAACCGTCAATTGACGGAGGTATTACTTATAATTTTTCAGATGAACTAGCTTTATTTTCTTTTTTTCTTTCTTCAATTTTCTTTTTCACTTCATCTGGAATAGCTATATCTATATTACCTTTTGCCTTTTTGTAATCCTGTAACAAGGTATTAGCGTTTTCGTTAAACTTTAACAAACTGCCACTAGGTGATTTAACTTGTTCATTTAGAGCAGTTATAATCCCGTAAACTTCTTTATACTCTTCATATGTTTCCTTATATTTTTTAGGCTCTTCATTTGCTGCTTCTGAAACAACCTTCAAATTTTCACCCATACTATTATACATTTCAGTAATTCCCGTAATGATCGTTGCTGAGTTTTTTATTTCCGTATTAACAGCAAGAGAGAAGTCTGTTCTATTGTTAATAGCATTTGACCATGCTTTTGAGTAGGTGGAAAGTTGATTTGCTGAAACGTATTCAAAAGCTTCAGCGCTTATATAAAATTCGGTAGCTGCATTCAAATATTTTACATCCCTTTTCTTTTGAGCTTCTAATGCCGCCGCTTCTTCTTTATCAGCATTTGATTTCACAACATTGATACTAACGATGGTCACTATTATTGCTAATATAGCTAATAAACCTATTATGTTCTTCTTTTTCATGAGTTCCCCTCCGAGGTTGATTATGTAAGATTTCGTTATCAGCATAACAGGTTACTATTTTTTTGTTTGTCGTAATTAGTCGTTTGTTCTTTATTAATCATCTTCAATCCAAATATCTTCAACGCGCATATTAAGTGCTTTTGCTATACGCATAGCAACTCGCAGCGTCGGTTCGCTTTTTCCTCGGACAATCATACTTAACGTTTGATCTGTTATACCAGCTCGTTTTGCTAATGCAGATTGTTTAATCATTCTATCAGCTAAAATTACTTTTAATTTACAATCCATAAAATCCCTCCTATTAAAACATTCAATCAATTTTTTTAAAAACCTTTTGATTTTTTTATTGGTGGACAAACAAGTTTTTTATTTCTAGTTCATATACCTATATTACTTCCACTTGGAAGCCTACAAGGAAGAAGAGACAACAAGAGGGGAGAGGGCTGTATGCGTTGGCAGTATAATCACTTAAACACAACTTCATATTTACATCCTTCAAAAGAATTACGGTCTATGTACAATGAATCAAGGTCAAGGGTAGAAACGGAATCTATTCTAAATCACATGAAAAATCATGAAGTTTATGATCGAAAAGAATATAAAGGGTATTTTAGTTTGTCACAGGTATTGGAAGAAGATCTATATGGTGAGGAAGAAGATGTTTTTAATTGGGAAATTTTAATGGATTGTTATGATGTCGTCCGTACAAGAAAAGGTATTACATTTCGTGAAAAGGAAGAGGAGAATTAAACATGACACTAGCAGGGGAAGCGGTAATTATTTGGACGGCAACAGGCTTGTCAGTAGTTGCAATGAAGGTAGCAGAAAAGATGGGTAAGAGTGTTCCTCATTGGCTTCCACGAATAACCTTGTACACAACGCTCGCAGGCTCGTTCTTATATCTTCTACGTTATGTTCTAGTTATATTTCTATGAAGGAATACAATGTGGAAGGCCGGGACAATAGGAAGGCTATAAGAAAATGCTTGTCCTGTTATATTCCAAAAGATTGCAATGTTATCCTTATAGGATATCTAAGGGGGAAATCTTTATGCTGGAGTTACTAATGGTCCCGGCAGCAGCATTAACTTACGCATTAATAAGTGATAAGTTCAAACGAAAAGATGATGATAAAAAGAAAATTCAAGTCTTTTTTGAGGTGAGCGGAATCGCGATTAAAAGAGAAGAAAAGTTACATTACCCAAAATTCCAAAGAAAAGTCGAGGATGATCGCAGCACAACATATGTTTACACGTTGCCTGTAGGTATGCCGAGTAAAATTATTCAAAAGGTCGAGGATGTTGTGAGTGAGGGGTTAAATAAACCTGTTCGGATTCATTATGATAACTATAAATTAAGTATTCGAGTATTTCATAAAAACATACCTAATAAGTGGGAATGGTCAAAAACATTAGTTGAACAAGGGAAATGGCTTGTACCTATAGGGCAAAGCTTAGAAGAGTTAATTTATCATGATTTTGATAAAACGCCACACATGACATTAGGCGGGCTCACGCGAATGGGTAAAACAGTGTTTCTAAAGAATGTAATGACATCTCTTATCACAGCGCAGTCAGATCGTACTCATTTATACATTGTTGATTTAAAGGGCGGATTAGAATTTGGACTATATCAAAATTTAAAGCAGGTTGCAGCTATAGCAGAAAAGCCGATTCAAGCATTTCAAGTTTTAAATACAATTCTTGAAAAGATGGAAGAAAAGATGTGCTATATGAAGGAAAGGCATTATACAAACGTCGTGGAAACAAATATAAAAGAACGACACTTCATTATAGTTGATGAAGGGGCTGAGCTTTGTCCAGATAAGAGCATGAGTAAAGAACAGCAAAAATTATTAATCGCATGTCAAAGGATGCTTTCTTATATAGCAAGGATTGGTGGGGCACTTGGTTTCAGATTGATTTTTTGTACACAGTATCCAACAGGAGATACATTACCGCGACAAGTTAAGCAAAATTCAGATGCAAAGCTCGGTTTCAGATTGCCAACACAGACAGCTTCCCAAGTGGTTATAGATGAATGTGGACTAGAATCGATTAAAAGCATACCCGGACGCGCGTTATTTAAAACGGATAGGTTAACAGAGATACAAGTACCTTATATTTCAAATGAAACGATGTGGAATGTACTAAAAAAATATGAGGTGGAGAAACATGAATATACAAACACACATCAAATTGAATCGTCAGATGATGATTCTGACCTCGATTAGAAAGCTGAAATTTGCTACACGTAGACATTTAATGGCCATACATGATTTAGGTGGTATAAGAAATGCAAACCGTATATTAAAGGATTTAAGCTCATTTGTTAATAGTACAGTGTATAAAAAAGAATATGTATATTACTTAAATAAAAAAGGTCGTGCGCTATTTGATGATACAGAAAAAATAGTACCAACAATTCGATTAGCACACAGCCTTATGAGAAATGAAGCGTGGCTCTATCTGTTTTGTCCGGATGACTGGCAGATAGAAACACCTATACGTTATAAAATAGATGATAAAAAGAAGACAATTATTCCGGATGTTAAATTCCGAGATGAAGAAGACATATTAAATGCTGTTGAAATAGATCGTACACAGATGATGAATATAAACAGTGAGAAAATGAAAAGGTATGGTGAGTTTACAACTTACTATAAAAATAAATATAAGGGTAAAATACCAATCGTTCATTTTTTTACCTTAACGGAATACAGGCAAAAAACTTTAGAACAATTTGCAATGAGACATGGTGTATATGTAAAAGTATATGTAATCCAGGAAATTTAA